TATTCATTATGCGCACTCCGCAGTGCATCACGACGGGTTCAGCGTGAGATTCCGCATCGTCAGGGGTTCACCAAACGGAGAACTCCCACATGGAAACGATCCCGCCCTGCCTCGCAGCACTCGGCATGAACAAGTGCGTTCGGGCGCTCTATGACTGGCAAGTGCACGGCAAAGGAACGCTTGCCGGCGCCTGGACAGGTTGGCGCATCGCAGGGGACGAACTCATCTCGCCGGACGGGGTGCGCCTGACCCTCGGAATGGTCAAACGCCTTGAGTACGAGGTGTGGCTTCGCGGTGGACTGCGGAAACGCCGTCGGCCTGCTGCCGTCGGGCGAACTCGGGCGCGAGCGCCCTCGGGGCTCCCTGCCCCGTCTGATGACGGGGACCCCGTCGCCCTTGCTCTCGCAATTCTTGGCCCGCCGTCGCGTGGTGACTGCGCGGGCGCTTGAGGTGGTACGGGGTCACCGGGGAAGGAAGTCGGGCGGCGTGTAGGTTTGCAGAGTAGACCTATCGATTCCCTCGCCCATACCCACCGGGGGTTCTCGTGAGCCCTCCTCCCACGGCGGGGGTTCATCCTCCGCACTGGTGGTTTCGGCAGGACGCGATTCAAGGGGCGGGCGGCGCGGGTCCCACGCGCCATATCGGGCAATTTGAATGCAGGCGCGATCCTCCATTTCCATGGGCGTGACCTGTTGCGTGTAGCAGCGGCACGCGATTCGCTCCACGGCCTGATCGCCCACGATGACGCAATGCGGGCGCGGGTAGTCCTGCACTTCGAATCCGTCATACGCCGGCGCAGACCACATGACGCCGGGGACGCGAGGTGTGAAGCGAGCGGCATAGTCTTGGAGTTGCGACGGCTCGGCCACGGGCCCCGCCTGCGCGGCAGGGGTCAGCAAGCTGACGCCTGCCGCTTCGGTCGTGGCCTCGGGCGAGTCCGCGCTCCACCCGGTAATGGTCGAGTAGGCCGACCATGCAAGAGCGGGAATCAGGATTGCGGCAGCAGCGACGACGATAAGCGCCTTGGGAATTCGGCGCTTGACGGTGTGAATCGTCGCGCTTTTGTAGAGGCCGAAAAGGTGTTTCGGGTAGGCCCAAAGGGACTCTTCCGCGAGCTCCCGGGCTGAATTCTGGCTGGGATCGTCCTGCACTTCGTTCCACGAAAACACCGTCGCCGCCTGGACACCGAATTTCCGAACGAGGTGTTCGTGACGACCGACGAGACGCCTCACGTAGCTGTCGATCATCGCGGGGTGCTGCGTGATCAAGACGAAATCCATGCCGTGATGACGATGCTCGGAGAGCGCACGGACAGGCGGGATGGGCTCAGCACCACGACGGGAAGGCCACACCTTTTGGGCCTCGTCGATGATGAAGACGGAGCCATCCGGGAACTGCTCCCATTCGTTGGGATTGTCCAGAGGCATGACGCCGGGGACGTTCAAGCCATCGACGCCGCAGGCGTACACGGGACGTCCTTCCTGCACGAACTGATGGATGTAGTGCACCGTGAGGAGGCTCTTTCCGCTGCCGGGAAGGCCGGTAATGAGGTGGATCATGCGCGCACTCGCTGAGCAACGAAGCCGACGGCAGCGGCCGATGCGTAGGCGCTGAGGATGAGAGTGATGTACCGATCGACGTTGAAGAAGCCGAACCACTGAGTAGCGGCGCCGACGCCGCCAGAAGCATTAGAGGCGATGTAGTCGATGAGCGGGTACATGACGCCCTCAGTGACGGCAAACTGGATGCCGATGGCCGCAAGTGCAATGGCGATCCAGCGTCCGATTTGCGAACGGACCAGCCAACCGAGGGCGGCGGTGAGAGCGGCCCAGATAGCGCCGAGAACAGGCATTAGGCTTTACCTCGCGAGGCGACGATGTAGCCAGCGTGGACGAATCCGGCCAAGAGAATCAGGTTCGACAGAAGCTGGAGGAAATCGCAGGCGTCGCCGGTGGGGTCGGCGCTGATGGTTTGACCCATGAAGCCGACGCTAGGCAGCTGCGGGCAGGACCGCGACCAGCCGAAACCGGAATCGTCCAGGGCGGAAAGATCGAGTTCTTCCGCATCGCCCCACATTTCGGGGGTTTCGCCGTCGTCGGTCGGGCCGTCCCACGTAGCGAGATTGTTGGCGAGTCCTTGAGTCGCACAGCGAGATTCAAACGCCTGCCGCACGACCGCGCACTGGATACCGTCGCCAGTGCACACGGGCGGCGAATTGCAGTTATCACCGCCAACGACGGTGCCGCCCTCGCCTTCGCCGTCGCCGGGATCGCTGCCGCCGCCACCGGGATCGCCGCCGCCGCCTGTGCCGCCGCCTGCGCCATTAATGGCGGCGATGATGGCCTGTGCGTCCGTAGTGGCCTGATTCGCAGCGGCCTGAATGCTGGCGTTGATCGTGTCGAGGCGCGGGGGAATCTGATCGACGCTCTCCTTGAGTGCGTCGAGGCGCTGCTCGACGCCGGACATATCGACGTCGCCGTTACCGGGTTCGTTCGGGTCTTCGGGGTCGGGTTCGTCCGGGTCGGGTTCGTCCGGATTGCAGTTGACCTGACACGAGGGATCGTCGGGCTTTTCGTCGGTTTCGTCGGGCTCGCCGTCGCCGTCGCGGTCGGGCTTAGGGCCCGGTTCCGTGGTGCACACGTTGCCGGTGGGGAACCACTCGTAATTGCCGCCGCCCTGGCATGGTCCACCAATGCAGATGGTGAGCTCATAAACGCAGCCGCTGCCGCAGATGCGCGAAGGACCGCCGAGGGCGGAGAACGACGAAGGCTGAATGGGACGACTTGCGCAGGTGTTAGACCACGAAGCGCTGTCGGGGTCCATCTGTCCGGTGTTGCCCCACGAAAAAACCGTGCCGTCCGAGATTCGGGTGCACTGCTGCTGGATGGTGTAGGACGTCGTGCCGTTGATTCGCCACGACCAGCGGGCCGTGCCTGCGACGTTGAAGCCGGCACCGTGGCGCGTGGCGCAGATGGCCTGACCGTGGGCGTTGAGCTCAGCAATGCGCGCAGTTAGCTGCGCGTAGGCTTGCCCTTGGTCTTGGCAGACGTACGAGGCGGTGGAAGGCTGATAATTGATGACGCAGCCCTGGACGGGCTCGCCGGGGGGATAAGGGGGGACGAACTGAGCGCTTGCCGCGCTGGGGATCAATCCAGCAGCAAGAAGAAGCCACCCAGCAATGCGACGAGGCAGAGCCATCCTTCCATTTCCTGTGTTCCGGTTGAGGTTGAAAAAGCTGAGGGGAGGTTGCCCTCCCCTCGTCTGGAACCGGCTTAGATCAGCCGGCGCGACGCAGCCACTTCGTGGCCTTGATCGCGAACACCAGCACCGTGACCGCGAGGCCGATGGTGACGGCGCTTTCCTGAGCGTCCGCGATGAACGCGGAGACGGCGGCGATATCCATGGTGTGGAATCCCTACAGGTTGGCGAGTTGCTGCCTCAGGATGCGGAGGACGGCGCAGATGGCCCAGAAGGTGACGATGGCACCCCCAAGCGCACCCGCGTCCTCGACACTCAGGGGAGGCAGTGGACCCTGAGAATGTGCGACCCATGCGCCCGCGGTGCAGGACTGCGTGGCTTCATCGAAGCTGGTGCAGACGTACACGCGGTCCATGGCTTACGACTTGCCGCCGAGCGGCAGGAGCTTGATGCCCTTGAGGACGAGACGGCCCTTTTCGTCCACGCGGAACGAGCGGCCATCAAGGGCATACATGCCCTTCTGGTACGGGTGATCCGCTTCGACGTAGACATCGAAGGGGAGCGGGAAATCGGTGCCGTTGTGCAGCGCGACGCGCTGGTTCCCGTAGTTCTTGCCGTTGTAGGGCTTGACGTTCGTGACCGTAGGGGAACGGACTTCGACCTGGACAGTGTTCATGCTTCGATTGCCTCGCAAAGGTTGAGACTCCCGCCGTAGAAGAAACACCGCCACGGGCTCGGCAGGAATTCGCCCGTTTCGCGGTTGACCCATCCGCCGCCGGGCGGTTTGCCCAGGTCGCAGATGGACGAGAAGACCTCACGCACCCAGAGGGGCGACTTCCACCAGCGGAGTTCGACGCGCTGGTCTTTCGCCAAGCCGCCGACGCCGGAGAGGCGCGCACCCTTCGGCATGGCGATCTGGCTTTCCGGGTCCGCCTTGCTGGCGTACTTGGCGAGATAGCCGACGGCGTTTTTGGCCCATTCGATCTTGGTCATGCCGTGCGGCCACCAGCCCTGTTTGTCGGGTTTCGGCAGGCTGCGCCCTTTGGGGAGCCAAACCAGAACGTGGTAGTGAGGACGCAGGCGCTTCGTGAGTTCCAGAACCCAGACGTAGCGAGCGACGAAACCGCAGCGCGTGGCGTACTTGCGCAGATGGTCGAGCAGCGAAGCGACCTGATTAGCCACCCAGCGAGCGTCTTCGCGATACGTGAGCGTCAGCATCGCCCAGCGCCCACGGAAGCCACCGGTGCGGCCAGCTTCAACGTGCAGGCGAGCGGAAGTGATCACGTTCTTGCGCATGCGCGTGACGCGCATCGCGGCCTGTTCGTCCTTCGTGATGATCCGCTTGAAGCGCCAGAGCTTCCGGGGGGAGTTCTGACTTGTTTCAAAAGGGACAAGCCCAGCGCTCGCGGTGCTCGCGCTCATGCGAAAAGCCCCTGCTGCGCGGCGGGAACGAAGCCGCGCGGGTTGCGCTGCTGGTCGCGCTTGGCGATGTAGTCGAGGCGCGAACGCTGGCACATGTTCATCAGCCACCAGAACTGCTGACGCGTGCCTTTGGCCGTGGTGCGCCGTGCGTGCATTGCCTGCGTGAGAACGACGCGGCAGAAATGCATGGCGAACTCGGGCGATTCGTCGCGGTGGCTCACGTGCGCGCCTCAATGGCGTGCTTCGCTTGGAGCACCGAATCCGCCAGGACAGGTGCGCCCATGCCAATGACGAGGGCGAGGAGGAGCAGAAGGACGAGGCCGATGGCCGTTTCGCGCTGCATTTCACGTTCCCCGGAATGCCAGAAACCCTCTGGCGCGACGAACGGTACGATGGTTTCTGGCGCAATGCAAGAGGGGTTCTGGCGATGGGTGCGACGTACCAGCTTTTCGAGCGGTGGATGGCGGCACGCGGGCACTCATCGCTTCGCGGAGCCGCCGAGGAACTAGGCGTGTCGAAGCAGGGGCCGACGGACTGGAAGAACGGCCACAACGCGAGTGCGCATGTGGTCGAGCGGATGTGCAAGGACCTAGGGGAAGACCCGGTGCCGGTGATCCTTGAGGCGTTCGCGGAGGCAGCGCGAGATGCGGAAGCGCGGCGTGCGCTGCAAAGGCTCGCAAAGCGATTCAGGGGCGCGGCGCTTGCTCTAGCGCTGGGTGCCCTGCCCCTGATGGCTCCGAGCGCTACACAGGCCCGCTCATGCGGCCTGACAAGCTATTCATTATGCGCACTCCGCAGTGCATCACGACGGGTTCAGCGTGAGATTCCGCATCGTCAGGGGTTCACCAAACGGAGAACTCCCACATGGAAACGATCCCGCCCTGCCTCGCAGCACTCGGCAT